TGTTTATTCCGGTTTAGCTCAGTTGGTAGAGCACCTGACTGTTAATCAGGTTGTCGTCAGTTCGAGCCTGACAACCGGAGTTTTTTATGGAGAGTTGTCCGAGAGGCTGAAGGAGCATGGTTGGAAACCATGTATACGGGTTTTGCCTGTATCAAGGGTTCGAATCCCTTACTCTCCGTTTTTATGCTTCTAGATGCTTTCTATAGCTTCCCGGAATGCTGGTATAAAGGCATTTCGGGATTTTTGTTTCCTTTTATTTTCGGTTGTTTTTTTCCTCCGGTGCACAAAATGTGCACAAGCTAAAGTCTAGAAAGTGCTTGTAGCGTCTGGGATACCTGCTCTTTTCTTTGATCTTCAAGAAGATGAGCGTAGACTTTTTGAGTGATCATTGTATTGGCATGCCCAAGTCTTTTTGAAATATAGTTAATGTCAACGTGATTGGCAATCAAATAGGAAACGTGAGTGTGTCTAAGCCCGTGGAAAGTAATCGCGGGGGAAATGTCTAGAGCCTTCTCGATCGTCCTTAGATCCTTATTAATTGCCGTGCTCGATAGCATGTTATGCCGTATGCTGCGAAATAATAGTTGTTTGCTATCACGATATCCCTGAGCAACGTATACCTCTTGCTGTTCCTTCTTGAGACGTAAAAGCAAGTCTGCAAGTTCTCTCGTGATGTCGATGTCACGTACACTTGATTTGTTCTTAGTAGCCGCAAAGCCGCTGCCATATCTGTGATCCCACGTTCTAGTAATGTGCACAACGTGTTTTTTAAGATCAACATGATCCCACGTGAGCCCAAGAACTTCAGAATACCTAGCTCCGGTCAGTGCCCCGGTTGCGATGATGTAGTAAGCAATATGCTCGTAGTCTGCAAATTCTAGGCAGTAATTGACGAGCTTGCGCAAATCCTTTACTTGCAAATATTTGATGATTCCTGCTTGGCCTTCATTACCAGTGAGGACAACGTTATGAGTGAAGTTAGTATATATTATTTGGTCATCGACGGCAGAATCAGCCATTGAGCGAACATAGCCATTCAATTTGCTGACTGTATCTTTAGCCCTTTTTTTGCCAAACTCATTGATAAATCCCTGCCAGTCTGATTTTGAAATTGATTTTAGTTCACGGCTTTCGCCCCAGTAGGCTAATAACTGTTTACGAATTGTTTTATACCGGGCTTCGGTGATACGAGAATGCTTACCAGATTTGTACAGCTCAATCCATTTGTCCCAGTAGTCGATTAACGTTATCTTGTTAAGATCCAAATTTGCACCGCGATTATGCTGACGTTCGACTTCGGTTGCCGCTATATCAGCAGCTTTTTTTGAGGGGAAGCCGCCTTTGTTGACATACTTGCGTGTTCCATCATTATCCTTGTAAGAGACACGATATTGCCATTTTTTGCCACGTTTACTAATACTGGCCACATTTACACCTCCTTGTGCTACAATACAGACGGGTGCTATTGCACCTAACCATGCAGTCACGTTCTGTTAGGCGTCTACCCATTCGCTTGGGTAGGCGCTTTTTGTCGTTACTTTCTCCTACTTGCTTTTTTCTTGTTAAGCGCCTCGTTTACGTTACTGAGTGGAATATCTTTGATGAATCGTTTCTCTCTAATTCTAGAAAAGGGGACAACGATCTTGTGGTTTAGTTCTGTTTTTTCTTTATCACTGAAGACTTCGGTGTTTGAAATGTCTAGGAGAACTGAGTGCTCATATTTTTTGATCGGTTCTCCTTCAAAATTTTTCCAGGTTTTTTCGCCAAACTTATAAGAGCTTACTGTAACTGGCTTCATAGGTTTTACCTCCTACAATCTGTGTGGCTTCTTTAATGTTTTGAAGAAGTAGGCGCTTTTCGTGATATAATTAAGTGAATGAAATTCATGAAAAAAGAAATTAGGTGAACCGTAATCATGATAAAGGAGGTTCTCCAAATGGAAAATGGCATATATATCGTTGACGAAAAAGACGAAGTATGGGATATCGACGAAGCATCGGGCATGTATGGCATGTTTTCAAGTAAGCCCAATATTGGGCCAAACGAGGTTGCTGCACTTTTGTCTGGTAAGGCCCTTGTTGATCTTTCAGATGGTGAATATATTCACTGGATTCAGCTAACACCAGATGCTATCAAAACAGCCAGATTGCGACAGTAGTTACGTTTGACAGAAACAACTGTTCCTCGACCACAGCGGCCGGGGCTTTTTTGTATCCAGTTCGCACTCAGTTAAATATTTCAACGTTTTCATCATGACCGGTGTCATCATCGCAAGCGGTTGTTGCGCCAGCCAACAAAACAATAAGTAAGATGGCAACTATCTTTTTTAGCATGATGACTCACATCCTTTACTTGGTATGTGGTACAAGCCCCACTCTCCGGCTTGCACGGGGACGCCGCTTGCGTGGGTTGTTGATGACAGTTGTACCACAGTTAAGTACTACACGAACATTTTCTGGAGATAGGCTTGCTTCAATTTTTTTAACAGTTCAACCTTACGCTGGTTGACTGCGATGAGATTATCAAGTTGCTTAAACATTGTTCCAATCAATTCTTGCTCAGCTTGAGTAGGAGTTGTAACTTCCACGGCATTGATTGTTTGTTTCGACAATGATGGTACACCGGTAGACTCGTCGTATTTCTTCCAGTTAACTCGTTGAAAAATCGCATACAGAAAATTTAGATCTTGTGTCCCCTTAGGTATCACATAGAACAACGTATCTACGGTCCAGTATGGAGCTCTTAGAATGTAGGGGGAGTTAATTGTACCTTTTCGCCCAATGCCAATGCCGTTTTCCTCAGATAAAGCCTGGTCGACACTTAGCATGTATCCGCCAGTTCCATAGACTGGAATGTCACCCTTGTTAAGGTGCTTGTAGTCCTTGCCACCGTTCACGGTAGCGATTTTCTTGATAGGACGCTTTTCCCAAGCGTCAGTAAATCCAGCAAATCTTAATTGTGGGAACTTGCTTCCATTTTTGGGGAACAATTTCTGCAAGTAGCCTTTTTTAAGTTCTTGGAGTTTTTCAAGCTTACGCTGATGAAGAGTGATGAGGTGGTCAAGATTATCGAAAAACTTACCAATTTGAACTTGTTCAGGTAATGTTGGAACTTTAAAATTAATCTTCATCATGACATCGGCGTTTAATTTAGCACGTCCACCGCCGACTAAATATGGTTCTATGTTGGTATGTTTCAATGCGTTCGTCAAAAATTTGTTGTCCACTCTTTCTTCTTTAGCTTGAAGAACGTGGGCATGATTGTTGACCCAAACCTTACCATCAACATATTGAACAGGGTAGTTTTGTAAATCATTCGCACCGTCTTCTGCGACCAAAACAAATTCACCATTATGAGTAAAACCTTCAACATAGTCCTGAATACCATTTGCACCGTAATAAGGTGTTTCCCCAGCTACACGTTCGGATGCTGTAATTGGAACTCGAAGATTATCATAGCGGTCTGCTAGTTCCGAAACCTTACGCTGTTCCCAAGCGTCAGTGAACCCCTTGAAGCGAAGCTCCGGTACCATTTGTTTATTTGTAGTCACGGTTGATTGTCACCTCTAAGCCGTTTATTTGTTGTTGACTAGATTGTATCGCGTAAGTAGGCCGACGCCGCGTCCTGATACTGTTGCGGGTTAGTTGATGACAACGCCTATGATGCTGATATCTTCGGGATCGAGGCATCTGTCGGGATACTTGTCATTCAGTGAGTGTAGAACAATTTTCTTTTGTTGATAATCGCGGGACAGCTGCTTGAATGTGACGCCCTCGTCGGCCACACGGCCAACGCCGAGATCGCCAAGTCCTTGCTTGTTAAGATACTGGGTGGCTTTCTTTGAAGCATTATCAAACATTCCTATGTCGATTTTCCCCCAATTTCCATCAGCTTTTAACGTCGATCAGGGTTTGGACGTAAGATTATTTTTTATAAAACGACTGTGTATACGACAACCTTACCAAATATAGCGACATTGTCTGCATCTTCATAACGATAAACGTATGGTTCAAAACGAGGATCATCACTGTCAGGCTGAAAAGAGACTACTTTAGCTTCATCGTTTTTATAGTAACGTTTGCAAGAAAAATCTTCATTGTCAATTGAGAAGACGACAATGTCTCCATTGCTTAGATCATCTGTCCGCTTTACTGCGAGAAGCGCACCATCAGGGAAAACTCTGTTCATTGATTCGCCGTTGGCATGTATGATAAGAATGTCATCATCACCAGCGTAGCGTCCCATTATGGCATCTGATAATTGGATTTCTTCCAAGTTGTCTTTCGTATAAGCTTCAACTAATTCAGGGGCACCACATGAAACCCCTGCATCTAAGTATTTGTAGGAGTGTACAGGCATAGATGGAGCAATATTTGAGATCTCTTTTTCTCCAGCAATCACAGAAACAGGAACACCGAAGATATCTGCTATGGATTTAGCAGTAGTCATTAATGGATAAGCAGCTCCACGTTCCCAAGAAGACACAGTGGTCGGAGCAACTCCCAATCTGTTAGCCAAATCAGATTGCGTCATCCCGCGGGTTTTTCTTAGCTTTTTTATGGTGTCTCCAGTATTCATTTCGTTTCCTCATTTCCTATTTATGCTGGCTATAATGTACACCTGTTGCGTAGAAAAGTACATACCTAAATACAATTTATTTGCAAAAAGCTATTGCAACTACTAACCATTCGTAGTATATTTAGTTTTGTTGAAAGGAGGAACGAAAATGACAGGAATTGAACCAGCTTTTACGCTTGAAGGAGCACGAAACAACTTGCATTTTTCACAGAAAGAAGTAGCGGAAGCGCTGGGAATGAGCACCAAAACCTATGCTGACTATGAGAAATATCGAAAAGTTTTGCGAACAGATAAAGCTTTTGAGTTTGCAAAGCTAGTTAAACTACCATTTGATTCGATTATTTTTTTGCCCAAAGACTACGAAACATTTGTAGTTGGCAAAAAATATTTGCTTACAAAGGGGGAGACGGTATGAACGAACTACAACTATTTCAGTTCGAGGATAACCAAATTCGGACTGTCAGCTCAAACGGCATTATCTGGTTTTCAGCACCGGATATTACGAATGCGCTGAAACTAACAAACACAACGGTAGCGTTGAAATCATTAGACGGCGATGAGGTGACTAAGTTTAACTTAGGGGGCTTATCAGGCGAGACCAATCTCGCAACTGAAAAAGGAGTCACCAAATTGATGACCCCCGGTGGCAAGCAAGACTTTGTTACCGTCTCATAGTTGAAGAAGAAGACCAGCTGAAGTACCAAATCGGTACCTCAGGTCAAGCACGTGAAATGGCCATCGTTAATGAATGAGGCCAAAAGAAAGAAGGGAACACATTGAATGAATTAATAATTATGCACGACCGTCAGGCAGTCACCACCAGTCTTAAGGTCGCTGAATCATTTGGAAAGAACCACAGAGATGTACTAGCAGCAATTCGTGATTTGATGAGTAGCGCGGAAAATTACGCTGTACTAAAAAAGTACTTTATTGATGGTAGTTACACCGCTTCTAATGGGAAAACGAATCCAATGTACTACATGAATCGTGACGGATTCACATTGCTGGCTGTTGGATTCACTGGGAAGCGTGCGCTTCAGTTCAAGATTCAGTACATCCAAGCCTTTAACAGTATGGAAACGCAGATCAGAACGGGTTATGCAATCCCGGGAAGCTATGCCGAAGCGTTGAAGCTGGCAGCTAATCAAGCTGAAAAGATTGAGCAACAGAAGCAAACCATCGCGATTCAAGCGCCTAAAGCGTTGTTTGCAGACGCGGTAGCCACCAGCCATACGAGCATTCTCATCGGTGACTTAGCCAAACTCATCCGCCAGAACGGTGTGGATATTGGCCAGAATAGGCTGTTCGCTTGGCTGCGAGATCACGGCTATCTGATTAGTAAGGGTGACCGGCGAAACATGCCAACGCAACGCGCGATGGACTTGGAACTGTTCGACATCAAGGAACGTACATTCCAGAACCCAGACGGCAGCGTGCGGATCACCAAGACTACCAAGGTAACCGGAAAAGGCCAGCAGTATTTTATCAACAAGTTTCTACAAAAGGAGGCTGTCTAAATGAAAGCTGAACAAGAAAAGCAAAGCTTATCTCAAGTGTGCCTGAACTTAAAGATTTTAAAGGCAGAAAAGTTGGCATCTTACTGTGAAAAGTTAATCGAGCAACACAAAAAAGGTACCTATGACGACGCAATTTCTGATCTAGAAAAGCAACGTAGAGACCATAGATACCTAAATGGATTTTCAGATGATGATCAAGTTTTCCAACAAGCGATTGATCGAATCATCAAAGTTGCGTTAAGCCAACGCATAGCTAACTGAAGGTAGCAGATATAACGGCGCTTGAATGATAGTAATGACCACTTTCGTGATATGGCCTAAACCACTCATAGTTGTGAAGAACTTCAAAAACAGATTCAGCTAGTCCGACTTCTGGATGAGACCAGAGCTTCAGAACAACGCCCTCTAAAGCAAGTTCAGGGTAAATCAGTTTTTCATACTCTTGATCTTTGTTCCGTGGATGAGTTGCATTTTCAGAAAACGAAACACCGCTAAGTTTTTCACCTTCATGAAGTTCAAGGCGGGAGCCATCAGCAAAAAGCAAAGTTGCGTTTTTCATATCAATCACCTCCTTCCATCACTAGATAACCTGATTATCTGCCAAGGGGAGGTCGAAAGAAAGGAGGAAATGCCATGGAACTGTTACAAATTGTCGAAAATAAGCAGATTTCAAGCAAAAAATATTTGGCAGTTGATGCAGAAGAGCAAGCAAAGCTGATCAAGGAGAACCAAGAACTAAAACGTCAGCTTGAAGGAATGGAATATTGGGACCTAACAACGGCCGCTAGTCTAATCAAAGGACATAACAACACATGGGTCGTTAACAATATTCTCGATGTACCTCGCTTTCGAAAAGTGTTAGAGGACAGGATCGTCCATTACCCACCACCTGGTCAAAAGGGATATATGTTTCACGCCGGCCCGTGGAGAACATTCATCGACAAATGGTTCCCAGAGATTTCAAGTTCGCTTAGAGAGAAGGGCAAATAATGATTGAATATTTACTAATTGGTGGTGCCTTCGGCGTGATCATTGGTCACTGCTTAGGCCACAGCGGAAATTGGAGGCAGTGGATTGAATGAAGAAGCTATAGCCAAGCTAGTTCCACTTATCTCCTACTTGTATACCCAGGCTGAGAACGCACGTCTGGTTGGCCATAATTACCGTCAAGGAACGGATCAGACGCGAGCTTATGCCATGGGACGAGAAGACGGCTTGCAAACCGCCATCAGCTTAATCAACGAAATAATTGGCAAAACAAAAACCGCTAAGCGCTAGAACACTTAACGGCCAAAAATGAGGTTTCGCGTTGAGTGACCTCATTATATCACAGAAGGAAATGAGGTAAAACAATGACCAGAGAAATTGGCAAGCAACTTGACCGTCTTGAATCACTTGCATACAAAGTAAGAACTAATCAGTACCTCTTGGATTATTTGAGAGAATGGGCAGAAACCAAGTGCGATCTATTCAGGGATGATGATCCTCACATGACCGATGGTGAGAAGATTCAAAACCGCTTGTTCCTGAAAGATAACTTTAAAAAATACATGGATATCTTGGGTCAAACATCACTCGATATGATCAAATTCGAAGCAGACTTAATGGATGTTCGCCAAAATATTGCCGATCAATGCTTCCATGAAGGTGGTGACGATCATGAATGAAACCCCTAATTACTATGCAATTATACCTGCAAATGTACGGTATAACAACAGCATTCAACAAGGAGCAAAGCTTCTATATGGAGAAATCACGGCTTTGAGTAATAAAACCGGTTGCTGTTGGGCTGGCGATCAGTATTTTATGGGGCTTTATAAAGTTAGCCAAGCTACGATTCAGAGGTGGCTAACTTCACTTGAAAAAAATGGATATATTGATCGAACCGTTAAATACAAAGATGGCAGTAAAGAAATCGAAAAAAGGTATATCCGAATTAATGCTTACCCTATACTCAAAAATGAGAATACCTATACTCAAAAATGCGAGTACCCTATACTCAAAAATGAGCAAGAGAATAATACAAGTATTAATAATATAAATACACGTGCAAATAGCACGTTAGAGAGTGACTTTGAAAAGCTCTGGAAACTGTATCCAAAGAAGATTGGCAAGAAGCCAGCATTAGCTGCTTACAAACGAGCAATGAGTAGAAAGAAGAACCCTGCTACCAACAGACAAATTCAGGATGGCATTGTGGCTTATCGACAGCTAATCAAGAGCAAAGGCACAGAGAAGCGGTTTGTCAAAGACGGTAGTACTTTCTTCAATCAAGAGGCATGGAACGATTACCTCGAGGTCGTAAAGGAAGAACGAGAGGAGCAGGAAGCTCGAAAGCCTAAGTTCGATCCCAAGAAAACTGCTATTGCAATGTATATCGACTACAACAGCCTTGACCGAGTGCTTGAAGAAATCAAAGCGCAAGGTATTCCGATCAAGCCAGAAGATGCTAAACGTTACATTGCTGAATACGATGAACGGAGGCAACAAGCTTGACAAAAAAGCTTTATGACCCTAGCAATCCTGAACCACATGTCATGTATGGACTATATACGAAGCCGGAACTCATCAAGTCTGAATGGATTGATCCTAAATGGTTTAACAGCCAGCAATACGCTGCAGTAGTTGCCTACATGAACAAGTTGCCAGGTGACGTCGATACGCTGGAATTGCAGGATGGTTTCGATACAGCTCATCCCGGCGTGATGTCAGCAGCAGATTGGCAATACATTATGACCAGTGATTTTGGCACCTCACGTTTTGACTGGTGGGTAGGCAAGCTTAAACGGGATTATTTCCGTAGTCAGCTCATTAAAGCAGCACAAGCGTACTCGGAAGAACCAAGCGAGGACAATCTTACCGCGATGATGGTTGCCTCACAGAATGCTACTGCTGCCAGTCAGACGGTAACTGAAAGTACCATTGCTGATTTGGCAGCAGACATGGAAGACAAAATGATACACGGTGCCGCTGACAATGGGATTAAAACGTACTTCACTCTTAACAATATTCTGGGTGGTGGCTTGATGCCGGGACGTTTGTTGACGATTGGTGCGCGCCCTGGTGTCGGTAAATCAGCATTTGCGGTTAATCTCATCATTGAGGCTTTAAAACAGCAACCGGAATTGACAATTGATATGTTTTCGCTTGAAATGTCAAATGCAGAAAACTACAACCGCTTGTTGGCCTGCAAGACTGGCATCAGTGCTGGCAAATTCATCAACCCGCAGAAAAGTCTAAGCGATGCTGAGAAGGTTGAGGTTGAAAAGGCGGGAAACGTTCTTAAAGACTATCGCTTGCAGCTTTACGACAAGCAGGTGGAATTACCACAGATCGTCAAAACAATGCGTCAGCGAGCCGCAGAAGCGGAAAAAGGCTATCTTGCCATCGTGGATTACCTTGGATTGATCGGTGTTCGTGGACAGCCTGATCGCCGCCTGCAAATAGAAGAGATCACGCGGCAGTTTAAAGTGCTGACCAACGAGCTTAATATTCCAATTGTTTTGCTTAGTCAATTATCACGAGGCGTTGAGAATCGTCAGGACAAGCAACCGGTACTATCAGATTTACGAGAGTCGGGATCAATTGAACAAGATAGCAATGCCATTGGATTCCTTTGGAACAGTGACCGGCAGGATGAAAAATCAGATATCCGTACTGTGACTTTAACAATTGCCAAAAATCGTGAAGGAGCACTTGGTAGCATTGATTTTCGTTTTTTCGCGCCAAAGTTGCAGTTTAAGGTGGCGTATTGAAATGTCTTATCCAACTATGACACTTAAAGAGTTCAATGAGTACATGCAGGAGGGACATTATCAATACTCACTGTTCGTTATTCTGCAACTTGATGAAGCCGTGGAGTATTTTAAAAAGGCAAAACAAGCCGATGCTGGTATGAAGAAGTTTTGGAACCAGTGGGCGTACGTTACCTTGGTCGATGCCTTAGAGACGGCTGAGTCAGAATATTTCGGAGAAACTAGTGCTTATCTTCCCACGAAAGAAACTGATCCAGTAACGCGAGTATACTGCCAAAACACATACGATATTTGGCGAGGATACTTGCAGAAGCTAAACGTGAGTTTACCAGAACAAAAATTTTGAGGAGGCAAAAGCATGATTGAGCATGAGAACGAAACTAACAATGCAGGCCAATATTGGGCACGTGAACGACTTCGCAACTTTCTTGATGATCATCCCAGCTTGCCAATATACCGTTTTGCTTTGATTGCTGGCGTGAGTCGCATCACTATTTCTAGTTTTCTTAGTGGCAGAGAGGTAATGATGATCACACTTACAAAGATAGCTAAAGCCATGGGAATATCGCTAGAAAAGCTAAAACAGCCAATTAGCGAGGAAGAATACAAGGAACTACTGGAGGAATCTTCAAATGCAAGCAATTAAAACAAAAATGATGGTCGGTGATCTGGTTATGGTTCCTGATCGAGTATTCATGGGCGTGCGTGATCTTGGCGGTGTGGCACGAATCATCAGGATTGAACGATACAACGCCAGAGGAGCAAGACAAGATATTAACAAGCCAGTTGCTTTTGACAACAATGCGCCTAAAGAGTTAATCGCAACGGTTGAGATGGTTGACGGCAAGCAACGTCAATATTATCTGAAGGACGTGAAACCAGCGTGAACAGGATCATTATTCCATTGCCCCTCATGACTCTTAATCAGTACATCAAGGTTGAACGAGGCAATATGTTCGGCGGAGCAAAAGTCAAGAAACAAGCAACGGAAACGGTAATGTTGGCTGTTAGAAAAGCGATGAATCAGGGCGTGAAATTTCAATGGGGAAAACCTCTAAGTTTCGACTGGTACTGGTATGACAAGCGAACAGACCCGGACAACATCGCGTTTCAGCACAAGTTTATCTTCGACGGCATGCAAAAGGCTGAATTTTTAGAAAACGACAACTGGGATCACATTGTAGAACTGCGAGATCGGTTCTTTATTGACAAAGCTAATCCGAGAGTTGAAGTCGAAGAGATCGATTAAGGAGAAAAAATCATGAATAAAAAATTGACATTTACAGTAACTGTTTTAGCAGGACTTATGTTTGGGGCCGGTGCAACCACCATTGCCGACAATGTTTGGCAAGGTCACCAGAACATCGTGGAGACCAAAAACAATATCGACAAGCTGACGGCTAAGATTCACGCTTCAAAATCTAGCTTGTCCGATTTGCAGCATCAGTTGTCTGACGCGCAGGCACAGTATGCGTCCCTAAAACAGCAATACGACAACGACATGGCAAGCAAAGATGCCGAGATTCAGCAAAAGATCATTGAAGGACAGCGAGCAGTTGCCCAGAAACAGGCTGAGGTCGATGCTAAACAGCAGACCATCAATGATCTTACATCTCAGTTAGAAGCCGCCAAACAGGCAAACAATGACTTATCACAAGCCATCAAAGACGCACAGAGCATCAAGGACTATTCCGATCAGGCTGTGAAGTCAGTCAACGCGAAATGAGAGGCACACAAATGTACGTAGTAGCAGGCTTAAACACAAGAACCGAGTATTACCGAGCAAAGTATCAATCTCAGTGTATCCGCTGGATAAACGAGAACATGGCCAAGCACACGGAATCGCACAACACCCGTGGCGATGACATTAAAGTCGATATTCCGGAACCACTGATTATCAAGAAAGAGGAGGACGAAAAATGAGCGAAGAGAAAATATACCTTATTAAGAACGATCATGGGGAATACTTGACCGTTGAGCGTACGGCACCTTGGTGGAACAGTCCGGTAGGAACCGCTGTAAGAAATATTGATGTTGCGCTTGCATGGGCGGAAAAGTATGGCGGTCACGTTGTCACGTTCGTTGAGGAGCCTAAAAAGGTAGTCCTAACCAAGGAGCAAGCCGAAATCGTTGAACGTGCACATAGCGGCAAGTTCCCAGCAGCCAGCATTGCTTTCTATGGCGATGATGACGAAGAGCCGCTGATGAATGCTTACGTCAACGGCTACACCGTGGCAAAGGAGAAGAAGTATAACGTCAAGGTGCCACATACCAAAGAGGTTTGGTATTACAAGTCCGGCGATACAGATTTGTTAACGATTTGCCCAGCGGATAAAGAACTTCGTGGCAAGTTCACCGAAGCAGAGATCGAGCACTACGGCTTGCAATACTGCGAAAAAGAAGAGGTGACTGACGATGACGAATAAAGCCGACATAGACGCTGCGCAAAAGGCCATCGATGCCGCGAACAATGCGATCAACAAACTTGATCTGTGTGGCCTGTATGATTGCGCGTGGCAAGCACATGATGGCTATCAACGCATCATCGATTACAACAAGGAACAGTTGGAGGTGACTGACGATGAGCAATGAGACGAAGCAAGACGTGTTCAACGCATTAATGGCTGACATGTCACACGGTTCAGAACAATGGCGTGCCAGATATGACGCCGCGTTTCCAGATAATCTGCCGGTTATTCCGAAAGCGGTAGGCGATGTGATTGTAAAACTCAAACACAAAAAATTCTCTCTATCCGGAACGATGAGCTACGCCGCAGTAGTTTCTTTATCTCCATGGATGACGTTTGAACATGAGGACACCTTCGCCCTTGCATGGGTGCTAGGTGTATGGCGCGTTGAGGAAACCGGCGAAATTGTGAAATTGGAGGAAGAAAAATGAGTAAACATTATGAAGAAATGAGCCAACTGGATAGGACCGATAAAAAAATGAAATTCAAGATTGTGGGTCGCAATGGCGAAACCAAAATCAAGGAATTCAGGTCTCAGTACGAAGCAGATTTATACTGCGAGCGTCTCAACTATGAGCGGTTGGAACGCCTTGGCTTGATTGAGCACCTGAACATGACAGCAATCAAATTTGATTAGGAGTACGTCACATTGGCAACATCTTTGAAGACAAACAGCTATTGGAGGGAAAGCAATGATTGCCGTAATGCTGCTAATCTCAGGCGCTGCAATGTGGATGTGGGCTAACTGGGAAAGGATCAAATGATTGTAAACAAAAAGCGCGCCTAATGAGGGACGCGCCGGAGGCCAAACGTACGATTGAGAGTGAATGAAATCAAAGATTAGGAGTTGGCCTCCAATGACAGTATAGCAAACGCACATGTTGAACGCACGTTTAAGGCATCAAAAAAGCGCACCACGAAGGCACGCTTATCCCCAAAACTTTTACAAATTTAATTATACCATAAGGGGTGGCGCTTGTGATGGAGCTTTTATCAATTAGCGATGAAAAGGATCGGGAAGCAGTCGAAAATATCCTAAATAAATACCGAGCAGAGCGTGGATTCATAAAGGCGCCAGTCAATCCAAAGATCACTAGTGCATGGGGAGACGGAACTTCTGCCAGCACTGTTCAGCGTCCGCTGTATGCACAGCAGCGTTTGGAAAGACAAGAATCGGCACGTAAGTTCTGTGAATGGTGCGACAGTTGTATTGCATCAATGCCGAAACAATCACATCAGCGTTTATTAAGGGTGCGCTATTGCGATGGGCCAGAAACAGATACGCCAGACGGTGATGCAATGAATATTCTCGATATATCTGCAGCAACCTACACACGCAGAAAGAAAAATGCGTTGTTAGCAGCGGCCTGGTACTTTGGCGTCACACCCAGAAAAAGTAGTGAGCAATAAATGATCGATGAATGAGGACTATTTGAGGACTAATTGATTGATAAATGAGTGGCGAACTAAAAACGGAATCCCTTATGATTGTATTGTGCCAAAGGTGAGAAACCTGAGACACCGCATTTTTCCTCCGAGCCTCAGTGATGATAAAGCTGTGGCAAGGCGTGGCAATGAGGACTGGCTGAGATAGTCAGGCGGGTTCGATTCCCGTATGCCACATTGTCCAGTTTAGCGACCGGACAAAGCTTGCGACGACCCCATCTGACACTGGGAGAGCGAGCAGCAACCGATTGAGATAGGCTCACCGACTAAAGTTCGCGCGTGCGTCGGTGTCGCGGGTTCAAATCCCGCCGGTTGCATTGCACGAGATGGCTGAGTGGTCTAAAACACAGCACCTGCCCTGAATGACGATTATGGAGGAATGCGGCCGCATTTAACTACGTCATTAACCGTTGGTTCGAATCCAACTCTCGTGCCTTCACCACCTCAATGTAGTATTCCAGTTCATGCTGGGGTACTATTCTTTTGAGGTGATTGAAAGTGAAGCTGCCACTGTATGAGCGAATTGGTGATTTTGTCTTAGGAATATTCCACGTAATGAAAACAAAGTGGGACAAGATTATTCCAATAATAATATCAATAGTTTCGGTTGCGATCAGTTTGAATACGTGGAATAGTTATAGGACAGCAAATGAAGAATACATGCAAAGGTCAAATCAAGCGTTGGTAAACTCTTCTAAACTAGCCGAAACTGACATTGATATTTTGACTGGAAAAGTTGCAGAGTCAGATCACATAGCCGTTACAAAAAATCAAATTGACTATCAAATATATAGCTTGAAACAAAATTTGAAAGTAATTGAAGATATTCAAATAACTCGTTTGCCTCAACGCAATTCAATGAATTACCAAGTCTATCGCAAGGACTTAGCTGATGTCATTTATCGATTAAATGCCAAAGTAACTGAGCTGTTTGAAAATAAAAAGTACAAGCAGTCTTTCTATCTAACTGCAGGAGACCGGGAAGACTTCATGAATTCATTGGCTGTAGTTAGACGGGTTCTTCTTGACGACAGAAATGCTTTGCAGAAGAGGAATGATCTAGCCACAAAATACTTAAAGTTCAATCAAAAATTCCAAGAAAAGAACGGTAAGGATTTGAATGAAAGAGTCAGTGGCGATTTGAACGTATATGGAGGGAAATAAAATGATTCTTTTTAGTCTTTTTCTAGGAATATTTAGTTTGTGCTTTTCTGTTTGTAATCTCGGATCAAGCGACATCAAACGAAAGACAAATCGGTGAGATATCAAGACGCCACGGCGTCTTTTTATTTACCCAAGCACTCCGCCGAACGGTGAGGTGCTATTTTTGTGCAACAAAAAGGCCCTCTGAGCGATTAACTGAGGGCCTAGCTACCGGTGTTTACTGAGGTGAAACAACGGTACCAAAAAAGAGTATAACACATGTAGCAATAAATCGGATTAAAAAAGCCCTCAGAGACCAGTCCAAGAGCCAAAAGAATGAAAAAACGAAATACTTGTGTGAGCAGCAGCGGTTGACTTGGAGGAGAAAAGACACTACTCACGCATATATATTAGCACATTCCTTATAGAAGATACTAAAATAGCCCTCGGTTGGGGGCCGAGAGCCTAAAGATAGGGTATTACAGAGGAGTGAAAATGAGTATCTGTTGGGAACAATTTAATTCTAACTCATCGAAATTTTTTAAGCAACAAAAAAGCTTTCGGGTCCGAATCCGAGGGCTTAAGAACTCGGGAAGTTCTTCATGAGAATGTGAGCAGCGTCATCAAACTGCTCACGGTCATTATATTTCAGGAGGCGAGTAGATGCAATGGACAGATGAACAGATCGGTGACATTAGGAAGCTCGCCTCTGAAGGCTTTACCAGACGCGAGACAGCCGACAAACTCGGAATTAGCTATGATGCGCTTCAAGGTAAAGCAAGACGGCTTGGCATCGAGTTCCAAAAACCAGCCAAGAATGAATACGATTCAGCGAAAACAGATAGAAACAGCAAACCCGTTGATAGAAAAGTCGCTCTTAATGCTGATGGTAGTCAAACAGTCACGGCCTTAATGAGACTCAAGCATGAGCCAAATAAAGACCCACGAACTTTGATGGAGTTGTGTGGATACGATCCTGATAAGTTCGAGATGGTCTTAGGCGACTACAAAGTTTATGAGCAGCATAGTACCGAAGACGGCACAGTTCCGCAGTATAGCATTCATATTCGCGTAAAGCCGAAACAAGGCTTATCGATAAATGAAATGGCTGAAGCGTTCAACGACAAAATCATTCCGGTCAATTACGGCATGAAGAAATCGGGCGATCGCAACTTAGTCATCCCATTGCCTGACCTGCATTTTGGCTGGACAACATTCGCCGATCTAAAAGACATGGTGAGTCAACTTAGAGAGATAATCATGGACGGCTACAACGAGATTGTGATCGAGCAATTGGGAGATCTGTTCCATAGTGATCAGATTCATGCAACACAAACGGTTAGAGGAACACAATTAGATCACGCAAACATGCGTCAGGCATTCCATGATGCTGTGAAGTTGTTTGATCAGATTATTCCGCTGGCAATTGAATATAGCAATCGCGTCTCAATAAAGAGCGTGTTCGGTAACCATTCAGGTGATCTCGAATACGCTTTTCTTTATGCGCTAATAGATCGCTATCCGCAAGTACACGTTGATCTCAATGACAGTAATCCGGCAACCGACTGGCGCTGTGCATACTTGCTAGGGCATGTTGGCATTATGCTCGCCCACGGAGATGTAGCCAAGGACAAGCTGACAGGGCTTTTCCCATTTGAGTACAAAAAGATATTCAATATGGCAAAAACATACGAACTTCACTCAGGCCACTATCATAGCGAGCGGTTTAAAGATGATCGTGGCATTATGTGGCGCCAGCTTGGAACAGCAAAGCCAAATGATCCCTATGAGATTAAGAATGGCTTCACCACGGGCAAACATCTGCTGTATGCGTTCGTTTATGACGATGAAAGGCTACGGTGCACTTATGAACTCAACTGAAGTTTGGAAAGATATTGAAGATTACAAAGGACTATATCAGGTTAGCAATCTTGGCCGAGTAAGGAGTCTTGACCGTGTAGACATGCGAGGAAACCACTTAAAAGGGAAAGTGCTCGCTTACAATTTAGCAGGTGCTGGGTATCTTCAGGTTGGCCTGCATCGAGATGGAAAAGTTGAGCAAAAACTCGTTCACCGTCTTGTGAGTGAAGCATTTCTGCCGAACCCCGACAACTTGCCCGAAGTCAACCACAAAGACGAAGACAAGACAAACAACAATGTATCTAATCTGGAATGGTGCACAAGACTTTACAATATGACATATGGTACTTTAGTTGAACGCATGGCAAAGGCGAACGGAAGTCCGGTTTATGTAATCACTAGCTCAGGACACCGGTACTACTTCGACAGTATTAAGAAAGCCTCGAGACTTCTCGGACTGAAGGACACTGGAGTACATGCTTGCCTTTGTGGCAGGCAAAAACATCACCACGGCTATACATTCGAGTTGGCGGTGTAGGTCATGTCAGGTATGAAAAGAGTCAGCTACGGGTACGTTAGCCACACAGAGCAAGCAATAATTGAGAAATTATCGAGAGAAGAGAAACACATGAACGCAATCATTTACACAAAGCCGCGCTGTCAAAAGTGCCGGCGAACAGTATTCAAGCTGTCACAAGTCATGCCAGTGCAAACCATCACAGCAGACGCGGACGACTACGAGCGGTTCCGCAAGCTGGGATACCGATCAATGCCAGTCGTAACAATCTACAAGGCAGACGGCACACATGATGAATGGTGCGACTTGCGGGTTGACAAGATCAAACAATACACGGAAATGATTTAGCATGTGCAATTTCCTATTACTGCTCACACTAATATTCGTGCTGGCCAAGCTATTCGGCTTGATCGCATGGATTTGGCTGCTAGTATTCGCGCCACTAATAGTGATGATTGCTTTACTGGCGTTGTTTATCTTATTTGGGATCATCATTAGATTACACGAGGAGTGATGGTCATGACTAACACATCGTATACGGGAGATATCTATGCCAAGTAAGAAGCTCGCCTTTATAAATGGAAGACCACAATTGGTTGATGCCAATGCTCGTGTTAGATCGGAGGCGGATAGGCAGTACAACCGTGTGCGGAATGAGCAGCAGTCGGACTACCTTAGGTTCTATCACAGTAATGAATGGAAGCAGCTGCGTGAGCAGATATTGATTAGAGACAACAGTTTATGCCAACGCTGTGGCCTGCAAGCCTCATTAGTTGATCATATTGTTCCAAGCGAAGATGACTGGGAAGACCGCACGAATGCGGATAACCTGCAGGCTTTATGCAGGGACTGCCACTACTGGAAGACGAGACGTGAGACAACCAAGCGTAAGAAGGGACAACATCGAGCCATGAAGATTACAGTAATCGTTGGCTATCCAGCAAGTGGCAAGTCAACGTACGTCAAGCGGCATCAAGGACAGCATGACCTCGTCTATGATTACTACCATCTCATGACGGCGTTAACAGGGCTGCCATTACATCAGGGCAATATAGACGCCAATGATTATGTGCAGCTAATCTATGAGCTGATACTGCGGAAGCTTAAAGCAGAGCAGACATTCGACCATGTATGGTTAGTCATGACATATCCAGATGATAAGTTAGACACGTTGCTTGCTAGTCGAGATGTCGAACACATACTCATTGACACTGACCGAGACACATGCATGCAGAGACTATCCAAGCAAGGTCGAGATGTGAGTCAACTCATCAAAGCGATGAACAAACTTGACGAAATGAAATCAGAAAACAAATTTGCAAAATTCAAGAAAATAAAAAATTAAAAAACAAATTTTCGACAATTTATCGGGCGACTACACGGGCTGGAAACGGCTAGACCCCCCTTCCATTTTTATCGGGGGTTACATTTCTTGGAACAGAAGAACGATCGACCTCTTTTTTGCACCCCAAATTGTAACGATTTTTAAGGCGGCAGGGGTAAACTCAGCCCATTTTATATAGATATTAGGAGGTGAAGTGGGAAATGGCTGGAAAATACAAAGTGTTGCAAATGTCTAAGGGTGATTTGACCAAAGAACGGCAAGAAGCCAAGCTACATGCGGAATTAATGGCCAAAGATGGCATTCCAAAACTTCAGGTAACACCGCCTAATCATCTTGACCCAGTCGCAAAACAAGAATACAAGCGAATCATCGAATCTTTGGGGACCTTACCACTTAGAAATCTCGATCGCGCCGAGTTGGAAAACTATTGTACATGGTATTCGGTTTACAAAAACACATCGGTCAACATGAAATTGGCTTTAAAGAATGGAGATCAAGATGAATATTATGCGTACATTAGCACCTTGAATAAAGCCACAGCAAATATTAAAAGTCTAGCCAGTGATCTTGGCCTTAATGTCAACAGCCGGATGCAGATGAGCATGCCTAAGACCGAAGCACAGAAGAACGATTCAATCATTGATACTTTTGGCTAGACGCGATGGAGGTGATGCTGGTTGTCAAAATTTAAAGATCCAATGCCTAATTTCATAAAACGTGTGCTAGACGGTCGTCTTATTACTTCTAAGGCAGTTAATCTCGCGGTGAAACGGCATCAAGAAGACTTGAAACGAACAGATTGGCGATGGCGATATGATCCAAATCTAGCGGGAAAAGCTGTTAAATTTATGGAGATTCTGCCAGAACCAAAAAGTGGGAAACCACAACCATTAGCACCGTTTCAAAAATTCATTATTGGCAGTATATATGGCTGGGTTGACAAAGATGATCCAAATATAAGGCGATTTACCGATGTGTTCATTTCGATGGCACGAAAAAACGGTAAGTCGCTTTTGATTTCTGGCGTCATTCTGTATGAGTTTCTGTTCGGAAAGAATCCAGCCAACAAACGGCAATTATATACCGCTGCTAATGATCGCAAGCAGGCCGGCATTGTATTCGGAATGGTAAAAGACCGATTACGTGCGCTCATGCGGAAAGACCCAGGCATCAAACGAATGGTTAAGATTACGCGAGATGAACTTGTCAATTTAGACGACGGATCAACAATTCGTTCGTTCTCTCGTGATACAGGACTTGTCGATGGCTATGAACCCCATGTTGCGGTGGTTGACGAATATGCCAACGCTAAAACAACAGATATGATTGAAACCCTTGCCTCAGGTCAGGTGTTACTGCCTAGTTATCTGACGTTCATCATTTCAACGGCTGGATTCGACATGAACGTGCCGATGTTTCAACAAAATTATCCATATGCAAAAAAGGTGTTGTCCGGTGAAGAAACGGCAGAACGCTATTTTGCATTCATTGCTGAACAAGACAACGTACAAGAGGTTGATGACCCCAATTCTTGGATTAAATCGAATCCGCTACTTGACGTTGATATTGTGCATGATCAGATCACCGACTATTTGACCACAAAGCTATCTCAAGCACGTGCTGATGGCAGTTTAAATGCAAAACTGGTCAAGAATTTCAACATTTGGCGGCAAGCGACTGAAGATAGTTATTTAGACTTCGATGCTTGGAAGGATGCTGAATTGAGTGAAAAGCCTGATATTCGCGGCAAAAGAGCTTGGATTGGTATTGATGTTGGTCGTACAAGCGACCTTTTTGCCATTACTTGGTTAATCCCGCAAGAAGGCTGGTGGTGGCTCGATGGTTATGCATTTGTCGCTTCTAAAGGCGGAATTGATAACAAAATCAAGACGGATCGGATTGACTACTTGGCTGCTGAACAACACAGCGAAGGAGAGATCAGCAGCTTAGAGTCAGGTATCATCGACAACGATCGGGTATATGAATGGCTCGAAGACTTCATTGAACGTAATGACTTAGATGTTCAAGGTATCATGTACGACCCTTATCAATTTGGACCAATGCTAACGGCAATTGAGAAGAATCATCCTGAGTGGCCGATGGTACAGGTACGACAAGGAACGCTGACACTGTCAATGCCAACTAAGCAGTTCCGCGATGATGTTATAGGCGGTCGCATAAAGCATTCAGATAATCGCATTATGCAGGCCGCCGCAATGAACGCGGTTCTAATGTCTGACAACAACGGCGTCCGTATTAATAAGAATAAGTATGCTAACAAAATAGACATGATTGATGCCACGCTTGATGCTTATGCCATCGCGTTCAAGGAAGACTTGGACAACTACTTGGACGATGAGCGTGTCTTCAGCGATGATTTTGGCTTCTAGGAGGTGAGAACGTGAATGGAAAACTAGCTAACTTTTTTAGAATTCTTGGCGCAAATATGGCTGGAATTGCCACTGTTTTAGGCTTCATTTTAGCTGGATATGGGGCTTTTTTGATCAATAGGCCTACTGGATTCATGGTTTGCGGCGGATTGTTGTTTGTTCTCGCCTTTATTCTGTTGCTTCCTGATAACGAAGGGAGGTGATTGAATGAAGCTATTTCGAGGACTTGCAACAGAAGCAGATCCCCATTGGGCTGATAATTTGCTTGATTCAGGGGTGATTCCGTCATTTCGTGGGGCTTATCTTGGGATTTCAGCGTTACGCAACTCTGATGTGCTAACAGCAGTATCAATTGTCGCTGGTGACGTCAGCCGGTTCCCGTTAGTGATTACTGACAGCTCAACCGATGAAGTGATAGACTTGTCTGACATTGATTATCTGATGAACACAAAGGTTAACAAACGTTTATCAGCATATCAGTGGAAATTTTCCATGATGGTCAATGCAATTTTGACTGGCAATGCTTATTCGCGGATTGTGCGCGATCCGATAACCAACGAACCAGCTATGTTTGAGTTCTATGCCCCATCACAGACGCAGGTGGACACAAGCGATCCCGAGAATCTTGTCTATCGATTCACACCATACAACGCAAGTGTTCAAAAAGTTTGCAGTTTTGAGGATGTTATTCATTGGAAGTTCTTTTCATATGACACCATCATGGGCCGCTCGCCGCTACTTTCCTTAGGTGATGAGATTGGACTTCAAGAATCCGGTGTTTCCACGCTTCAAAAGTTCTTCAAGAGCGGATTGAAAGGCTCAATTATCAAAGCAAAAGAGAGCCGCCTATCTGCCGAAGCACGCCAGAAGATTCGTGAAGATTTTGAAAGGGCACAGGCAGGTGCTGATGCTGGATCGCCAATTATAGTTGACGCGACGATGGATTATCAGCCGTTGGAAGTTGATACCAACGTTCTTAATCTGATTAACAGCAATAACTATTCAACAGCGCAGATTGCGAAGGCTTTACGGGTGCCAGCGTATCGATTAGCCCAAAATAGTCCCAATCAGTCAGTTAAGCAGCTTGCTGATGACTATATTCGCAATGATCTTCCATTTTACTTTGAACCGATTACAAGCGAGTTTGAACTAAAGTTGCTTGATGACAACCAGCGCCATCAGTATCGCATTGGCTTTGACACAAAATCAGTAAACGGATTGCCGATTGCTGACGTCAATACAGCAGTTAATGGCGGACTGTGGACTGGAAACGAGGGACGTGCGGAGCTTGGAAAGAAACCGTTAAAAGACCCGAACATGGATCGTATTCAGTCGACACTTAACACAGTGTTCCTTGATCAAAAGGAAGCATATCAAGCTGAACACGCATCGCAATTGAAGGGAGGTGATGCTAATGACAAAGGAGCTGCGAATGACAGCGACACCCATGCAAATTCGTGATGGGGATGAGAAACATCCAACTGTCATCGAAGGTTATGCGCTTAAATTTGACCGGAAATCTGAAATCATGGGCGGCGGTGAATTTAGTTTTCGTGAGCACATTGACCGCCATGCGCTCGACAATGCTGATATGAGCAATGTCGTGGCGCTATTTAACCATGATCAAAACCAAGTGTTAGGCCGCACTGGCGTTAATTTGGAACTGACCATTGACGACACTGGACTTAAGTACACTCTGACGCCACCAGATACACAACTCGGTCGTGACTTACTAGAAAACGTCCGGCAAGGGATTATCAGTCAGTCAAGCTTTGCATTTACGATTGCGCCAGACAAAGACGCGCAAAAGTGGCAAAAGTCAAGCGAACGAGGGGTTAAATACGAGCGCACAATCAACAACATTGATCATCTGTTTGATGTTTCGCCGGTGACAACACCTGCTTATCCAGACACTGAGGTAAAGGTCGGAGCACGATCGTTGGAACAGATAAAAGCGCTAGATCAGCCGCCAGAATGGGAACTTAAGCGGCGCAAGATGCTTTATCAACTGAATAAAGAGGAATTGCTCAAGGGCATCGAATAATCGGTGCCTATTTTTATACAAAAAATAAGGAGGGTCACTAGATGACTTTAGATGAAAAATTAGCTGCTGTTAAAAAGCAACTTGATGAAAAGCGTTCAGCGTTGCCAGCTATGAAGACAGAACTTCGTTCTTTACTTGAAGGTGAAGATTCCGAGGAAAACCTGAAGAAGGCAGAAGGCGTTCGTGCCAAGTATGATAAAGCTGGCAAAGAGATCAAAGATCTTGAAGAAAAACGTGACTTATACGAGGCTGCGTTGAAAGGCAATGAACAGCCGAGTGGGAAGAAGCCCAATCATCCGGAAGAGCATAGCTATCGCGATGCACTGAATGCTTATTTGCATACTCGTGGTCGTAATACTGATGGCGTCAATTTTGAAAAGACAGAAGCTGGTGAATTTGCAATTTTTCGTGCCGATCCTACCGATGCCAGTGATGCTGTAAATGCAGGTGTTAAGGCAGCGGATGCGGCCGTGACCATTCCAGAAACTATTAGCAATACACCACAGCGTGAATTGCAGACTGTTGTTGATCTGAAACCTTTCACGAACGTATTCCAAGCCTCCACACAAAAGGGTACTTACCCAACAGTTGCAAATGCTACAACCAAGATGGCTACTGTTGCCGAGTTGGAAAAGAACCCAGCAATGGCAAAGCCGGACTTCAAATCGATCGACTGGTCTGTTGAAACGTATCGTCAGGCTCTTCCGGTTTCACAGGAATCTATTGACGACTCCGCAATTGATTTGGTTGGGTTGATTGCCCAGAACGCACAACAAATTAAGGTCAACACGACTAACAGTGCCGTTGCAACTCTGCTGAAAGGCTTCACTGCCAAGACGATCTCTAGCATTGATGATTTGAAGCATATCAACAACGTGGATTTGGACCCTGCGTACTCTCGTGCAATCATCGCGTCCCAGAGCTTTTACAACTTCTTGGATACGGTGAAAGACGGTAATGGCCGTTACTTGTTGCAAGACAGTATCTTGACCCCGTCTGGCAAGAGCGTTCTTGGTATGCCGATTGTTGTTGTATCTGATGATACTTTGGGTGCAGCAGGCGAAGCACACGCCTTTTTGGGTGACATCAAGCGGGCGATTCTGTTTGCTAACCGCGCAGACTTCATGGTTCGCTGGACGGATGACCAGATTCACGGTCAATATTTGCAAGCTGGTATGCGCTTTGGTGTATCTGTTGCTGACGAAAAAGCAGGGTACTTCCTAACATATACCCCAAAAGCGTAACGCCTGACGGAGTGACTTTGAGCCAGAAAACGTTCACGGGTGGTGTCGGTGCCACAAAAGATATCACGGTGACAGTCACTCCTGATGGCGCTCCTCAAGCAGTCGAAGCTGTGTCGAGCGATGAAAGCGTCGCTACGGTTGTTAAGAAGTCCGATGGTATTTACACAATTACCAATCTGGCAGCGGGCACAGCGACAATCACATTTAGCACTAATGGCATCAGCTCAACGCTTGCTGTTACTGTTAACGCCGGGTAGGTGATTACTCTTGGCAGATACTACGCTTGACAAAAGCCCACTGACTGATGAACAGTTTCAGGTTCTGAAAATGTACTTGAAAGTTGATCAGACAATCGAAGACCCAATGATTATGCAACTGGTGCATGACGCTTGTGGTGAAATCAGTTCGGCTATTAGTTTTGGATCAAAGCCGGAACAATTTCTAAGCAATCCAGAAACTCGGGATCGTTTTTTCACAGCACTTATGAAGCAAGTGAAGGAAGACTATGACTACCGAGGTATGGGTGCTGAAGTCATGCGCTTTCCGTTGCAAACATCAACCACAAATATCATCAATCAGCTTCGCTCAGAATTGCCGGAAGAGGATGGTGATCCTGATGCGAACTAATCGAATGACTGAGAGAATTGCGTTCGTCAGCTATGAGTCAAAAAAGGTTAACGGAGTTCCGGTTGATGGTGTGCTTGTTAAGCATATGACGGTTTGGGCGGAAGTTCCTAAGGTGCCAATCAGAGAAGCAAATGATCCACAGACAAAGTTGGGAACTCGCAAAGACAGCCCGACTTTTTTAGTGCGATTTTTGACCGCAGAGGAAATCCAACCAACTTGGAGAATTCAATGGCGTGGTAATGAATATCAAATCACAGGGCTTGATCCTGATTACGAGAGGCGCGATCTGACAACGATTACGGCAAAGGCGGTGAGCTGATGGGCGTAAAAGTCACAGGGGATGCTGAACTGCTTGCTAATCTTAACAAGCTCCAATTTGGAGTTGCAAAAGAGGCTCGAGCGGCTGTCCGAGATGGCGCACAAAAGTTTGCCGACAAGCTAAAAAGCAATACGCCTGAGTGGGACGGCGAGACGGATATGAGCGGACATCTGAGAGATGACATCAAGCTTTCAAGTGTCCGTGAAACGAGTGGTGTAACAGAAGTAGACGTTGGATATGGTAAAAATACTGGCTGGCGTGCTCACTTTCCAAACTCGGGCACTTCAATGCAGGACCCGCAACATTTCATTGAAGAAACCCAAGAAGTCATGCGGCCAGTTGTTATCGCTGCTTTCCTAAGCCACTTGAAGGAAGGCGGGATGTAATGGCACCTGAAAAACGTGTTTATGACATCCTGTCGGCCAATTTGGATATTGCTGACAAGGTGTATATAGGCACTCCAAGCTTCAATAACCAGACTAGCGTAACTCCTGAAAGTTTAGCTCCATGGGTGAGAATCACTTCTTTGCCCGGTGATGCTGCTGATTATGCTGACGATTCTAGAATCCTAGAGTATCCGAAAGTACAAGTAGATTTTTGGGTGGACAAAACGGACTGGGATCAACAAGAAAAAATTGAAACACAGATATATCAAGCACTACATGCGGCTGGCTGGGAAAGGTATTATCGCAACTCCTACGTTGATGGTGATACCCCAGCCCTCCGTATGACAACAGGATACTTTCAGTTTCAAGGACTGCCGATTGGCTAGCCCTTTTTATTTTCCTAAAGGAGGATTTTAAATATGGCAGATACTGCTGTTACAACTAATAAGAAGTTAGCAAAATTTGGGGCTTCGGCCTTTGAATACGGGGTTGTCGGTGATGACGACTTTGTACCAAGCACACGAAAGATTCAAGGCTTATCTAGTGTGAAATTGGATATTAAAACAGAGCAAAAGACGCTGTCCGCTGATGATGGCCCGTACTTGATTCTTTCTGGTGGTATCACAGAAGCAACCGAAACAATCGAAATGTACGATGTGGATTCACAGATGAAGTCTGATTTATTTGGCATTAATGTTGTTAATGGGGTTGAAGTATATCCAAAGAACCTTAGCCCTAATTACGCCGCAACTTTGTTCCGTACAAAGCTCTCAAATGGTAAATACGTTTGGGTTGGTATGCTCAAGGGAATGTTCTCACTTCCGGGCGTTGATACCAAGACTGTTGACGGCACACCAGATCCAAGTGCTGACAGCATCGAAGGCTCATTTATTCCTCGTGGTGACCAAGATACTGGCAATGTTGTGTTGATTGGTCGTGAAGACAACGATGGATTCAATTTTGATACCTTCCACAGCTATGTATTCCCTAAGACTGCTGAAGACGCGACTATTACTCCCGCTACACCGGCTTAGTAATTCGCAGATCACACATTAGCTGGAGCCGTTTCTATCATTGTCGCCTTGTAAATGCACAATACGCGAACAGCGGGCGGCTTATACCTAAGGAGATTAAGCATGGCATATCAAATTAAACTAAATATCAAAGGCGAAACTTGCGTGTTCACACGAAATGGAGAGCCAACATTACGTGATACCACGAACGCCTTAAAAGTGCAGCAACAACAGCTGCGCATGCTAAACCGTAAAGATGGCCCTTCAAACGATGATTACGATGAGAACGAGAAAAACTTAGCCAAATTTGCGGTTGATTTCTGGAAAAACCAGTTTACTACCGATGATGTTATTGATGGCTCGTCTATTTCTTTGAAATCGCTGGATTCAATCAATGATGCCATTGGCGATTCTCTAAGCGATGGTGAAGAGGATAAGAAGGACACAGCAAAAAAATCACCGAAGCGGACGTCAAAGAAGCCATTAGCAACCTTGACGACTTCTACAAAGCAAGGCTCTCTGAAGGCTACCGATTAGCTGACGTTGATGCTATGACGCTCCGCGATATTGAAAAGCTTAACCAGATTTACGAGGAACGGGAGACCACGATCGACAAGGCCTTTCCGTTCCTTTTCTAATTCTATGAAGGGAGGTAAAACATGTTAGGAAATCTCGGACAAATTGCGGCTACTGTTAGTTTGAACATTGATCCGTTTCAAGTAAGCCAGCGAGTTTTGAATTCTTCAATTAAAGCAACTGCCGCTGAGTTGCGGGCTCAAGATGCTGCGTTTAAGGGCTCTGAAAAGTCTATCAACAACATGCGTTCAACCTATGACACATTGAGCCGCCAGTCAAAGAACTACCAAGCTCAGCTTCAGAAACAGCGAGAACGGTATGATGAAAATTCGAAAGCGGTTGAAAGACTTAATAAAAGTGAGACTGCATCGCAGGAAGAAATTAATCGTGCGACAAAACTGCAAGCTAATGCTGCATCACAGTATAATCGAACTGCTGCCGCTGCTGCTCAAAATGAAAATCGAATGGCGGCCTTACGCAAAGAGATTGCACTGCAAAGTGACGGCTGGACTAAAGTATCAAACGGCGCCTCTAAATTTGCATCTGTTACCGAAAAGACAAGCTCCAAACTAACCAGTTTCGGATCAACGATGACAAGGGCGGTAACTGCTCCAATTGCCATTGGGTTTGTGGCAGCAGCTAAATCTGCTATTGATTTCAACAGCCAAATTCAAGCAATGGGACCTTTGCTAACAAATGGGGGTGCGATTACTGCTAAGTATCGTGCGCAACTTGATCAACTAGCATCAGCATCTAAAAAGTGGTCGGTTGAATATGGCATTTCCACGGCTGCGATTAACGACGGCATGTCAGAAATGATCAAACGTGGCTATACCGCTGCGCAAACTTTAGGCGCTATGCCTGCAGTTCTCAATGCGGCAAAAGCGTCTGGCGATGACTTCAACGATGTTATGCATGTTTCTACATCCGTTTTGGAGCAATTTGGTCTAAAGACAGAATCAACAACGGGCATGCTTAAAAACACGTCTCGCGTTACAGATGCTCTTACCTATATTGCGAACGCTACTGCAGCAGGATTCCAGGATATGGGCGAGGCAATGACATATGTCGGCCCTTCTGCTCATGCTGCTGGTATTTCACTCGAAGAAACAGCGGCTGCTATTGGTATTATGAGCAACAAAGGGATTGAAGGATCAGTTGCTGGCACAGCATTACGTGGTGCTTTAACAAGACTGTTGAAGCCTTCTAAGCAAAACATTGAAGGCTTTAGTGAATTAGGCATATCTGTTGCTGATTTCAAAAAAGGAACGCTAACTCTTCCAGAGATTCTTGACAAAATCAAGAATAACACTAAGGGGTGGACGGACCAGCAACGTGCTTCTGCAGTAGCGTTGGCTTTTGGCACTGAAGCGCAAGCCGGCATGAATGCCTTGATTAGTGCAGGTGGCGGTGAGCTACGCAAATATACCAGTGAAGCTGAGCATGCTAGCGGAACAACTGCCAAAATTGCTAACCAGTTAAACAATACGGATGCCGCCAAATTGAAGAGATTTCAAGAGTCGATTCATGTTTTAGGAATTGAAGTAGGTCAAAAACTTCTACCGACGCTGACTCCTCTTATCAAAACAGCAACCGATGTTGTCAATGCCTTTTCAAAAATGGACAGCGGTACGCAACAAACCATTATCAAATTTGCAGCGTTTGCGGCAGTTGTAGGGCCAGTGAGTTCTCTTATCGGTGGAGCTCTTAAGCCGGTTGTTGCTTTGAGCAAAGGAATATCTGGAATTGCGGGAGTCATTGGGAGAGCATCCGCAGCCGCAAAAATTGGCGGGACTGCAATGGATGTGCTCAAGTCTGGGTTTAGTAAGACAGCTTTTGAAGCACTGAAGGTTGCACCTGCAGCGGCTGCGGTAGCAGATGGTGCTTCTGGAATGGGAGCGGCCATGGGCGGAGCCGCAGCGAGCGGAACAGGTTTGCTAGCGGCATTGGGGCCAATCGTCCCAGTTGTTTTAGGCGTGACAGCAGTCGTCGGTGCCGGTGTAGCCATTTGGGAATTGTGGGGCAAAAAGGCTCTTGAGTCTGCTGACAGAACTTCACGATGGGGTACTGATATTGGTGCCGATGCCGACCGATCTGCTTCCAAAATGAAAGATGCCTCTGGGGAAATTTCTGGTGCTTTTGATGATACAAACCACACAGTCACCCAGAATGCTAAGACGATTTCTAAAGGGTTCAATGATTTAACGAAGGCCGCAAAAGAAGCCGCTGATCAGTCTGAGACAGCAGCAAAGAAATTGGCTAAAAGCCTTGGCGGTGAAGCCGCAGACAACATTGAAAAGCAGGCCGCTAAGGAAAAAGCCGCTAACGCTAAGCGAATCAAAGAGATGGAAAGCAACAACAAAAAGGCCCAAGCCATTACTGCATCGTTTAACAAGAGCGGAGCACAGATGACGGCTGACCAGTATCAACTGTTGGATAACTACCGTCGTAAAAATGCCGCACTGGCTGTCAAGACGCTACAGATTTCTGGATCACAACAGAATAATGTGCTCAAAGCTGTCCTTGGTGAGAGAACACGAATGTCTAAGAGTGCTGCCCTAGAGCAGTATCAAGATATGTGGAACGCTGCTAACAAAGAAAACAGTGCATACAAGTCGCAACAAGCAAAAATTAATGAAGAATTCAAGAATGATGCGACCATGCGTCACGTTGCTTTAGAAGGTTTAGAACGCGATCACCAGAATAAGATGAAGAGCCTCTATGCCGGTGCTATCCAAGCCATGAAAGCACAGGGAACGTCTCGCTCCGAAATGCTAGCGGAACTGCAAACTGACTTTCATCTGACAGCATCGCAAGCAGAGTCTGCGATGAATAGTTACGAAAATGCTATGGCGAAAGGCGTCAAGAGTAATCGCGACTTTGCGGCGGCAACTGAAGGATTTGGCAAAGCTGCGCAACAGGCAGGTGACCACTGGAACAATCTTGTATTTGACACCAAAACAGGAAAAGTTAAAACAAATCTTCCTGAAGTGTTGAAAGATACGGCCAGCACTAAAAAAGGTTGGAAGCAACTTGTCTTTGACCTCAAGTACGCCAAGATTACATCAAATGCCAAGCAAATGATTGTCGAAGCGCTGGCATCATCTGAACAATGGCAGAAATTGAGCGTTCCCGAAAAGAATGCAATTATCCGTACTCAGGGACGCGAGCAACTTGCTGATATTATGGATAAGTTTGTTTCCTGGAATAGTCTGTCGCTTAAGGATCAGCAAGCAATTGTGAAGGGCGATTACACGCCTTTAGTAAATGCTTTAGTCAAGAGTGGAGACTGGAACAATCTCACCTTGAAACAGCAAGAAGCCATTGTTAAGGATAAAGCAACAGTGCCATTAGTATCTTCACTTCAGCAAACCGGCGAGTGGCAGAAGCTCGACTTAAAAGTTCAAGAAGCGATTGTCAATGCTAAAGGCAAGAAAGATCTTGAAGACATCATTTTTGACATGGGAGTTTGGAACAAGCTTCCAAATACGCAGAAATATGCAACCCTAGTTTCTTTTGGCAAGCAAGACATCGCTGATATTATTGATCAGCTAAATTTGTGGAATACACTTACACCAAAAGAAATCAAGGCTGTAGCAAAGGGCGATACCAGCTCTTTGATAGCTGCTATTGATAAAGCAAATGACTGGAATCGATTAACTCTTGGCCAGCTAGAAGCAATCGTTAAAGATAAGGCTTCTGCAGGCTTAGTCCAGGCCATGATCAAAGCCGGAGAGTGGAATGGCCTATCAATAGAAGAAAAAACTGCTATTATGCAGACCAAAGGCAAATCCGACTTAGCCGATATGGTTGTTAAATACGGTCTTTGGAACAGCCTTCCAAACTCTACCAAAAGTCTGTTGATGAACGATTCCGATGCTCGTACAAAATTGGAAAAAGCTGGAGTTGCAATTGATCAATATAATTTGTTTAAGAACCCCAACGAAAAAGGGCTAAAAGCAAATAATACTGATGTGCTTGGAAAAACAGAAGAAGCCAAAGGGAGCATTCAGAAATACAACGAAGTTCTACCGGGATTAAAACTGTTCCCTGCCGATGCAAGTAAGGTTAAACATGAATCATCTTCAGGCGGAACGAGTATTGCTAAGTATAACGAGGTATTGCCGGGATTAAAACTGTTTCCCGGCGATTCAAGCAGCGTGACAAATCATGCGGAAAAAGGAAAGGAAGAAATAGGCAGCTTCAACGCTACAAATCCTCTCATGCGTTTCTTCCAAGGAAATTCGGGAAGCGTTGATGGAGCATCTAAGTCAGGTAAAAGTAGCATAACATCGTTTAACAGCAAAGTACCGATTATGATGTTTTTCAATGGTAACGCAGATGGTGTTTCATCAGCGTCACAAATTGGTGTTAATGCGGTTGCTGCATTCGGTGGCAATGCTACCATCACAAAAACATTCAGGATTAGTGCAGATATTGATCCCGCTGTACAACGACTTTTGAACAGTGGCAAGTTTGCACGAGGCACTCAAAACTTTACCGGTGGATTAGCAACTATTAACGACGCATCTGGCACTCGTTATCAAGAGGTCGTCACACTACCAAATGGAGCAAAATTTGTGGCATATGGGCGAAATGTTACCTTACCACTTCCTCGACATACAAAAATTGAAACTGCCATGCAGTCCGCAAGAAACTACTCGATTCCACGTTTTGCTGGTGGCACCACAGACTTCGGAGGCGCTGCTAATAGAATAAACCAATTGAATCCGCAAACGTTCGCAGCACGGACGCCAAGTACAGTGAATGTCAGCGGCATCACCAACAATATGACTTTATCCGACCAAACGATTGAACGCCTTGGCAAAGCACTGGCTTCAAACGTTAAACCAGACAATGACAGGCCGATCTACCTAATTGTTGACGGTAAGGTTCTTGGCCAAGTCGTTGGGCCAATGTTAAACAACGCAAACGGCAAGGCAATTCAATTGCAAACAAGAGGGGTGACAAGCTAATGCCTTTTCATGACTTCACGTATTTAGGAAAACGGCCGAGCGATTTCGGCGCGTACATTCATGTTGTTTCCCACGACATTGGCTTTCCTTCAAAGATTAAAACGATTGTGTCGGTGCCATTCAGTAACCAAAGCTATGACTTTTCAACAATTGGTGGGGTTCAGCCTTATAACGAACGCAAAGTGACCTATGTCATAAACGTTGTCAATAAATATGGATATGATCAAGTTTCAATGCACGAATTAAAAACGGAAATAGCCAATTGGCTGTACTCAAGTAATTCAAAAGCGGAACTTTATGACGACAAGTTGCCTGATTATCATTTTTTGGCCGAGTTGCAAGAGGCGGCAGATTTAAAAGACGATGTTCGATCAGGAGAGCTAACAGTCGTATTCACTTGCTATCCATTCATGATTGCGAACAAGTTTGAAGGCGATGACGATTGGGACACGTTTGATTTTAATAATGATGTTGCTCAGGACGTTGATTTCGAAATAAACGGCAGTCGGAGTTTTGAACTTATCAATAACAGCGTGACAATCGTGACACCGCAAATAACCACAAATGCGGCTTTGACTGTGCGCATTGGACAAATCGAGTATCAACTTCCACAAGGCACATCACAAGATATTCCCTTAGAGGTAGGAACAAACACGATTACCGTTACTGGATCGGGAAAAATCTCATTCGCATGGCACAGGGAGGTGATCTAATTTGTATCAGGTCACAATTATTAATAATGACAAGTCTATTGTTATCATGCGTCCTGGCGGCAGTAGAACAATGCTGACGTCCGCAGAAATTAAAACGGATATCAATTCAATTCCGTCATTTACGTTTAGTGTGTTGCCTAACAATCCTGGCTATAACGAGATAATGCCGATGGTCACAAGAGTGCGGGTTGTCCGAATAGATACCGGTGAGGTCCTTTTCGACGGTCGCGTTTTGGTTCCCACTAATGAAATGGCCGAAACTGGTGCTCTAGCACGTTCTTATACTTGTGAGGGTGCGCTCGCATTCTTCCACGATGTTGTACCCGGATACCAAACGTTTACCGGGACGCCTGCTACGATCATCAAGCAGCTGGTTGATATGTTCAATTCCCGAGTTGACCCATTTAAACAAATGCAGCTGGGGATTATGCCAGAATCTACACAGTCACAAACCTTAGAAACGACTCCAGAAAAAGACCTGTATGATACGCTTCATGATTTTGTAGTGACCACATTAGGATATGATATCCGCGTTCGTTCTGCTCAGAATGGACGTTTTTTAGATGTTAAGTCACAGCTTGGCGAAACTGGCAAAACAATCATTCGTCTTGGCATCAATTTGAAAGCAATGAAGGTTGAAACTGACCCTACTGGGATAATTACACGAGTTGTTCCTTTAGGAGCTGTCAAAGATAACGTGAGTTCCGAAGAGTCAGTTCAGCCTCGGGTTAATTTAACAGACGCTGGAAAATCGCTGTATGTGGATATTCCTGATTTGATAAATAAATACGGAGTCCTTGAAGGCGTACAAGTCTTTGATAATGCAAAAACACCTGAGCAACTTCAAGAAGCTGTTAATTCATGGATAAGTGGACAGCGCCCAGTTACGCGGAAGTTTTCTGTTACAGCATTAGACCTTTCCCTACTTAGGCGTGCTCCAGAAGACTTCAAAGTATACAACTTCAATCGAGTAATTAATCCGCTAACCCAAACAGACGAAACAATGCGGATCGTTGGACAAACACTTGACTTGATTCAACCTCAAAACGCTGAGCTCGTTATTGGTGATAAGTTTAAGTCTGGCGTTGATTATGCAGTCGATACTGTAGCAAAAAATCTTAATAATCAACGCTTATATGGTCAGATCCAGAAAACAGTTCTCGGCCAATCGGCCCGTATCGAATTAGTGAACACTAATGCTCAGGATGCTTTAAAAGCAGCTCAAGAAGCACAGCAAACTGTTGACAAAATACAGACAGAGTTTAGTGATGCCGACATTAATGGCATCAAAAATTCGCTGACCGATATAAGCGATAAACTCAATTCGATTACTGAAAATATTGGCGCAATTGGTAAAGACGTTGACCAGTTAAAAAAGGCACAAACGACCTCCACTGGAGCAACCCTTGCAACCATAGAAGAACGTGTCAAGAAATTAGAAGATGCTGCCAAACCGGCAGAAGGGAGCAAATAATGGTAGACAAGCAGGAACCATATCGTGATCCAGAGCATATTCCATACGAAAATTCAATTAGGGAAGACATCAACAACGGCTTTGTCGATAATATTTCTGAGTCGTTAGCCACGTGGATACGTAGCAAACAGTGGGGGTTAGACGTTCGTGAATCGCTTGCCCTTGCTGTTGAGTGGTTCAGCAAAATGAAAAATGAGACACCTCGAGGAACGTATCCAACCTTTGATGACCTCAAAAAGGCGTTTCCTAATGGAGATGGCGGTAAGAGTATTTATGCGGTTTTGGATTCCCAACGATGGTATTACTACAAAAACGGTGCATGGCAGGATGGCGGAGTTTACCAGATACCGGCAATCGATGCCGCTAAAATGGATCAGATTGGCCAATACCTCGACAATCTGTCCCGCAATAACCTCGTACCAAATGCTAAGTTTCAAAACGGGCTGATCAATAATGCTGTTCCTTCGGTTGCCGGCGTTTTGCTTTCAGTAAGTCATCGTGAGGGCACAACGTGGGTAACGGTTCAATCACCTTCCGGCACCGTCAACAATCAAGGGGTTGGTATTGTCGTCCCTAGACTGAATAGCATCGGGCAACCCGTCATTGGCACCGGTAGCTACCGTCTTGGTGTTCGCATTGTTTCGGCAGTTGATCAAAATCTGAAAATCACGCTGATTCCGCGTAAGGCAAACGGTGACTGGCTACCCAGCTTTGACTTCGGGACGTTCAATGCACATGCACAAAAAATAATGGCTGTGAGAAACAGCGCTCATATTGACGTGACGGGGCAGGAGGACAATTTCTTGATTATGGTATGGAATACAGACGGACAGCCAGTCAGCTTTTCAGCAACTGATTATTCACTCGTCAAGGAGGACGAAGTTTCAAACAATTCGGACCTAGAATCCGGATATATCGAAGCCGCAAACCGTGACAATGTATTCAGAAATTCGTTCTTCACTGAGGGGACAACCCCTTGGCAGAAGGGCGGTACGGATGTAGATTTCAGGAATGAGCTCTACGCGGACAAAAAATGGCTTCACGTGTGGACTGGAGGACACACTGGACAAAGCGTGAGCTATTTAGGTGCGGATGGTACCAAACTAGTAAACGGTGTCCGTAATACGGGTGTTCGCGGATCACTCATCATCAAGTTCAACGCTGCGAGTGTCATTGATATTCATGCTATTTTCCGTGATGTTAATGGGGCTGTTCTTGATGATGTTATCGTCAATACGGTAAAGTCGCGTGACTTGGCGGTTCCAACAAAGGTTAATTTCTTCATACCGCGAATTGGACGCCCCGATCTTTCGACAGTCCTCATCACTTTTAAGGATCATTACTCAGCCGCTTTTGACTTCAACGTCACCGAAATTGTCGGCTACCCGATCGCTTTTGAAAAACCTGACCGGCTATCTATGAACGTAGTTGACGATCCAACGCTAAAAACTGGATCGGCCTACTTCCGTACATCAAATGGCGGTGCATACTCTCCAGTAATGTTGCTAAACCATCGCTGGATAAAATATTCGTGTCCAGCCGCGTCTAAACAGCCTACATCTCGTCTCGAATACCTGTTCAATAACGAAGAGACCACAAATGATGACTTCCGTACTCACAATGTTTTGGTTGAATGTGATGTGTTGGTTGACACAACAGGAATTTACACCGTGAACGCTACCAGCTACGATTTAAATAACGCCAAGGTTCGAGATTATGTCATTACCGCTCTACCACTAACAGCTGGCGTTATTAACCATATTGACTTCATATTGCCGCGTTTCCAGCCTGATGAATTCAACTATGGTTTCGGACTTTGCTCAACATCAACGGGTGACTTGTCTTATTCAGTATCAAACATTAACATTCGTGCTGATGTCGGTATTGATAACCAAGGGGAACACGCCTTCACTAGCGGAACAAATCTTCCGGTTATCAAAATCGACGGTACTTTACCAACTCAAAAAGGCGATAAAACAACAGTAACGGTTAGAATTCTCAAAAATGGCATTGCCAAAAATTACTTCGCTAAGTTGTCTATTCAGGGCGACTCCTCGGCCACTTACGACAAGAAGAACTACAAGCTCAAGTTATACAGCGACCCTGATTGCACTGTAAAGGCCAAGTTCAAAGCAGCCCCAAGCTGGCTCAACGAGGGAACCATTGTCCTAAAAGCCAACTGGATTGACGTCACTCATGCGCTTAATATCGTCAGCGCCAAGCTGTTTGCCGAAATAACAGAGAACCGCGCGAATGTGAACTCAAATCTGCTAAACGCAAGCATGCTCGGGGAAATTCAGGGAACCCCTGCGCTTCTGTATACGAACAGCTCTTTTCACGGGTTATACACCATCAATACTGGCAAAGATGAGAATCTGTTTGGATTTGATAACGTGCCTTCAAATGCCGGTGTTCTAGAAGCACAAAATCATTTCACGGATAAAGGGTTCGGCAAGCCAACCATTGTCATCACTGATGACATCACAGCCAATCCTGATGCAGATATGGAAGTTCAAGTCGGCACGACAACTCCTGAATTTCAAGCGGCAACTAACCGACTAGCACAGTTTGTTTCGCAGTCTGACGATGCTACGTTCCACGACCAATTCAGTCAATATCTTGACCTCGAAGCGGTTATCGACTTTCTAATCTTTTACCAAGTTGCTGAATGCAGTGACTCTTATATCAAGAATATTGAGTACACCACATACGATGGCAACATCTGGCTACCAATTCCTTATGACCTTGATTCTACATGGGGTTTAAATTGGGACGGCAAGACAATATTCGACCCTGAAATGGATATGCTAAATACCGGTCTGACAAGCAAGAACTTTGCTAACTTCAAACTGAACATGCTTATGAATCGAACCCTCAAAGCGTTCAAGCCAGAAATCAAGGCACGGTATACTCAGCTGAGGACGTCTGTACTGACGCCAGACAAAGTCACCAGCATGTTCGAGGAGTTCATGGATAGTGTTGGCACTAACGCCTACGCCAAGGAACTATCACGCTGGCCTAACATTCCTTCAACGTTCTTCGATTTCAAAACGCTTCGGAAGAACGTTATCACACGTTTCCGCATATCCGATTACATTTTCAAAAATTTGTAAATCAAACAGGAGGTGATGACAATGCAAAAAAAATCAGAGATCACCCACACATACAGCACTCACCGTTGGGCTTTTTCTAATCATCAGTGACTATGTCGCCAGCAAAAGCTAGCGGCTATTTTTATGGAAGGAAGTGAGAAAGTGACATTTTTTGGATACACGATTGGTGACTGGGCAGAGGTTATATCAATCATAGGGGTGGGTGTAAGTGCGGGCAGCTGGCTGTTCAAAAAGATTGCCTTAGATCCATTACGCTCTGATATTCAAGTTCTTTCAGAGACAATTAATCGTCAGCTAAAACTGCACGAACAATCGCTGGCAGACTTGGGACAACACTTGAGGACACACGATGATGAGCTTGGCAGTCACTCGGTTAGGATTACTCGATTGGAAGACCATGTAGGCATTAAAGGAGAAGATAACCATGAAGATTAATTGGAAAGTACGAGTATTAAGCGTCAAATTCTGGCTGGCCGTTGTGCCAGCTTCTTTGTTGGTGATCCAAACGGTAGCGGCAGTCTTCGGTTACAACTGGGACTTTGCTAGTTTGGGTAAAGAACTCACTGCAGTGGTCAATGCAGTGTTTGCATTATTGACCATTGTCGGGGTAGCGGTTGATCCAACCACGGAGGGCGTTAGTGATAGTCAGCAGGCGTTAGCTTACCCGGCACTCATTACCACCAAGGCAGCTAAGATCAAGGCGCTAGAGGATCAGATTAAGGCACTGCAAGCGGATAAAGAGGCTGACCAGGTAACTGCTGCTAGTGAAGTGGTTCCAGAGACGTCTTCTGCAGCACCGGCGGAGTCAGCTCCGGCATCTTTTGCTCCACAGCAATAAGGAGGGGAAAATCAATGAATGACTTAGATTTTAGAAACACGTGTCAGCGTTTAGTTGCTGATTATGCAAATGATCACATGGATAAGACCGATGGGGACTCAATCACTCCGGATGATGTATATATCGTTTGGTCATGCAGAGCGCTTCAGAACTCAAAGGCACTGGCTAGTACAAAGGTCAGCGACGGCATGTACTACGAGATAACATACAATGGTGATAAACATGAATTGTATCTTGATGCTTACAAAAAATTTGAAAATCGTGCAATCCAAATTGATAAAGAATAAAGGAGGAAACCATGAAACTAAAAACCAAACTAATTACCTTGGTAGTCGCCTTCTTGGCGGCTATTTCTTTTGCCTTGCCATCGCAGGCCAATGCGGCCAAGGGAGATCAGGGACCTGATTGGTCAAAGTATCAGGGAGCAAGTGGACGATATGGAACAGGCCAAGACAAGTTCATCATCGCTCAGATTGGCGGTACTTACGGTGGTACTTACATCGATCAGTGGACGTACGATAGCCAAATTGCCAGTGCCAAGGCGGCAGGAAAACGTGTGCATAGCTACATCTGGTATGGCGTTGGTGGAAGTAGCCAGTTGGGGTTAGAAGCACTTGACCGTTATATGCCTCGTATCAAAGCGCAGACACCAAAGGGAAGCATCGTTGCTTTGGATTACGAAGATGGTGCTTCCGGGAATATGGCAGCTAATACGGATGCAATTTTAGCTGGTATGCGGCGCATTCATTCAGAAGGCTACACGCCCATGTATTACAGTTACAAGCCATATACGTTGGCACATGTCGATTATCAGCGTATTCTGAAAGAATTTCCTAACAGCCTTTGGATTGCTGCTTACCGTGATTATCTACCAACTACCAAACCAGACTACGGTTATTTTCCGAGTATGGATGGGGTAGCTATTTGGCAGTACACGAGCGCATTTGGGCTGTCGCAAGGCCTCGATGGTAACATTGATCTGCTTGGTGTGACCGATAATGGATACTCGAAGCAGCCAGCAACTCCGTCGGTGCCTGTAACACCGGTACCAAGTCAACCAGCGAAATCGAATGCAGCCAGTGATACCGACTATGCGCAAGCGGGTGTTTTCAAGCCGTCCACGACGGTAAACATTCGCACGGGTGCCGGAACTGGATATGCATCTGTTGGTAGCTATGCACCCGGTGAAAGCGTGATTTATGATCACGTGTATATCCGTGGCACATATGTTTGGGCACGTTATCTCAGCTATTCAGGCAGGTATCGTTATGTTGCCTTGGGCGTGAATGGTGGGGAGAGCTATGGCTCGCGTTCGTCTGGATATACTTCGCTGGTAAGCCACACGTACTACACAGTCCGATATGGTGACAGCTTCTGGAGCATTGCCAGAAAGTATGGCATCAGCATGTACACGCTGGCTGCTAACAACGGCAAATCAATCTATAGCCTGATTTATCCGGGCGAAAGCCTGTATATCAGGTAACAAAAAGGCCCTCTGCTCGCTAATGCGGGCGGAGGGCTTTCTGTATGATTTTAGAAAAGCAAACGTTTCACCGCAATGTTTAATCTTAATTATTATTTCTTCTAGGCACAAAACTTAATTTTTCTATCGCCGATGGATTTTTTTTAATTAAGCTGCATGACGCTGAACAACGGAGAGAAATAACTTAGTTAATTTATTTATGACTAAAGCAGTTACGAAGGTTGCCAGAAAAATGCTTGCTCCAAAAATAAAAGTATTGTTTATAAACAGGTATTTTCCACGAAATAGGCTAATAAATAATCCGTGATAAAGATACATCTCTAATCCAATATGTTTTGTTTTCTTCCAGAATGAGTTTTTAAAAGTAAAAGTATAACTGATCATAATAACGATGGCTGCAAATAGCAATGAACTAATTGCTTCTAATTTTCTTGACAAAAACAAAAATAGAAACAACACAAGTAAAAATATAATTGTGCCTATATATAACGACTTTGAGCGCATGACTTTCCCTAGCAATGGTTCATACAATGCCCATAGAATACCAAGAGAAAAGCAAAGAACCGTGTTGTACCAATTATGCGGGTATGAATTTAAATAAAAAAGGAGAAAAACTACTATATTACCTGTAACAACGAGCAATACTGTTGACGAAATGTGGGAACGGCATATTTTACCAGAAAGATAAAATATGAAATATAAAATTAACAGGATTTCCATAAACCAACTGTTAACAATAAAAGGATTGCCATTAATGAGACTTTTTAAAGCATCAGCAAGGCGAATTGACGACAGAACTTTATAATATCCATAGTAAACTAAAGCCCCAGTTTACAATTCAAGTGCAACACCCTGACGACTAGACCATAAAGGCCATGAAGACCTATTCTTGTTAGTGCTA